GTTATATCAGAAGTAAAACAAGACAACCTGTATGTGTATGATGAAATTGTCATTTACAGTAGCAATACTGATGAACTTGTTGAAGAAATCAATAATCGTTATTCTGGTAAACACATCTTTGTATATCCAGATCCTGCATCAAAGCAAAGAAAAACAAGTGCAGGGGGAAGAACTGATTTAAGTATTTTGAAAAACGCAGGATATAATGTAAGAGTTAGAAACGCACATCCATTAATTCGAGATAGGATTAATGCAGTTAATACGAAACTAAAAAATGCAAAAGGATTGAGAACATTATTTATTGCAAATAACTGTAAGAATGTGATAAAGAGTATAGAACGACAAATTTATAAAGAAGGAACGAGTTTGCCAGATAAGGAAAACAATTACGATCACATGAATGATGCACTAGGATATTTAGTTGAGTTTTTATACCCCATTAAAAGAGATTTCAAACCCTCACCACCAAAGAGGTTTAGTTAATGGCTAATTATACAAGAGATTTTCTAACTACTAGACATAGTGATTATGAGTCAAAGTTTGGAGATTGGAACTTTCATCTATTATCTTATCTGGGCGGTCAAGACTACCAGAATGGTTATCTATTAAACAGATATGTATTAGAAACTGATGAAGAATATAATAAAAGGCAAAACAATACCCCTATTGATAATCATTGTAAAAATGTAGTTCAAATCTATTCATCATTTCTATTTAGAGTTCCACCTACAAGAAACTATGGCAGTCTATCTGGAGATGAACAATTAGAGAACTTTCTAAAAGATGCAGATTTAGATGGTAGATCATTTGACAATATAATCAGAGAAATGCAAATCAATGCATCTATCTATGGTACTTGTTGGGCAATAATGGATAAACCTGCTGTGGTAACACAAACTAGAGCAGAAGAAATACAGCTAGACATTAGACCATACCTATCTGTTTATACTCCAGAGAATGTCTTAAATTGGACTTTTGATCGAATGATAAACGGAAGATACCAACTATCTACATTAACCTTATTAGAAAACCTAGAGAATGATGTAGCAACTATTAGAGTATGGACTAAAGAAGATATATCTACATACACAGTAAAAGATTTTAATAAAGGCTATTCTACAGCACAACCAACACTAGTAGATGAAATGCCTAATATGATTGGTGAGATACCTGCTGTTATTTTATATAATCAGAAATCTCAAAAGAGAGGTATTGGTATAAGTGATTTACAAGATGTAGCTGAACTACAAAAAGCTATTTACAATGATTACTCCGAGATAGAACAATTAATCAGATTATCTAATCATCCTAGTTTAGTAAAAACACCTAATGTAGAAGCTAGTGCAGGTGCAGGATCTATCATTGAAATGCCAGAAGATTTAGACTCCAATTTAAAACCTTATATCATTCAACCTAGTTCTCAATCATTAGATGGTATTATGACAAACATACAAATGAAAGTAGATGCTATTAACAGAGTTACTCATATGGGATCAGTAAGAGGTACAGAAAAAACTATTAATTCTGGAATAGCATTACAAACAGAGTTTGAATTATTGAATGCTAGACTATCAGAGAAAGCAGACTATTTAGAGAATGCTGAAGAACAGATATGGAAGTTATTTGCTAAGTGGCAAGATAAGGAATTTGATGGTGAAATAGATTACCCAGATAGCTTTAATCTCAGAGATTATTCTGCTGATTTACAATTCTTACAAGTAGCTAAAGCATCTGGAGTTGTATCAGATACATTTGCAAAAGAAGTAGATAAACAAATAGCAAGAGCAGTTGTAGATGATGATGGAAAGATTGCTGATATAGACAATGAGATAGAAGCAAAACCTAGACCAATTGGTCAATTCTCAACACCTGCAATAGAGGGTGAAGAAGTTGCCGAAGAATAAAAGACGCAAAGTTCCTAAAGATAAAAAAACAGGTGTACCTAAGAAGTATTTATCTGGTCTTAAAAAAGAAGAAGAACGAAAGAAAAGAGCCAGACTCATCAAACGAGTATCAGCATTATATAAAGCAGGCAAACGCATACCCATGTCTTTATTGAGATCAAGGACTAAAGCATAATGGCAATTAAAAGAAAACCTTTATCAGCTTCAACACAAGCAACACTTAGAAGAAAAGCTAAAGCATCTAAGAGATATACTTACGGAACATTAGCTAAAGTTTATCGTAGAGGACAGGGTGCATTCTTATCAGCAGGGAGTAGACGAGTTCCTATGGCGGCTTGGTCTATGGGTAGAGTCAACAGCTTTCTTAGAGGATCAAGGAAGCATGATTTAGATTTAAGAAAGAAAAAGAAATAATGGTCAAAGTAAACTCTATTTTAAACATCATTAAAGACCTTAAACCAAGACAGCAAAAGACTATGAAAAGTCATGCTAGACACCACAGTTTAAAACACATGAGATCAATGGCTAGATCTATGAAAAGCGGTAAAACATATGGACAGGCTCATACTTTAGCTATGAAAAATGTAGGCAAATAATGGCTACTTATAAGGGTAGATCAGTAAAGCTAAATAAACCTTTTAGAACACCTAATAAAAGCAAGAAGTTTGGAGTCTATGTTAAAGATAGATCATCTGGAAATGTCAAAATAGTACGATTTGGTGATCCTAATTTATCAATAAAAAAGAGCATTCCTGCTAGACAAAAAAGTTTTATGGCTAGATTTAGACCTATTCTAGCTAAAGTTAAAGGTCAAAAGAGCCTATCACCTGCTTATTGGGCAGTACAATCTTGGAAAAAAAACTTTAAGATTTAGTTGACACATCTATAAATAATCTATACATTTTCTATATGTTAAACACAAATCAAGGAGATGCAAAAATGAAAATCAAAGTTAAAGATCACCCACATTGGGCAGGTACTTCTTTTCAAGTAAATATTAATGGTAAAAAATTCCCTACAGAAAGAGGAGTTTGGTATCAACCTGTTGGAGAAACTGATGATGAAAAAGAAGCTAAAGCTATTGAAATGGCAAAAGCTGAATATGCAGGTAAGTATCTTTCAAGAGCAGGATTTATCTATGACTCTGAAGAAGAATATAAAAAGATTTTTGATAAGGAGTGGGCATAGCCCACTTCTAAGGAGTAATACATAATTTACTTCTCTGCCATTTCATTATATACAAAGTGGAATGGCAGACGCATTCAAAGACAGTTTCAAACAATTTGCTAATAAGAAACAAGGCATCTTAAATAAATTAATAGATAGCCATGAAGAAAGATTACTTGGAACATTAAAAAAACTAGAAGATGATATAATAGCTGAACTAACTAAATTATCATCTGGTGGAGTCAAACTCACAACACAACTTGCAATTCAACTAAGACCAAATCTTAAAAGACTCATAGAACAAAACTTTCTTAAAGAAGCTGATAGTATTGTTTCTGAATATGATGAGATAGTAAAAGAATATCAGAGATTTATTAAACCCCTACCTATACCAGATAAATTTAAAACACTAACTAAACCAGACCTCAAAGTAATTAATGATCTAAAGTTCTTATCCTTTTCTGGGTTTGAAGATATGGGTAATAGATTTCTAGATACTATTGCTAATGAAGTTTATCAATCAAGTGTAACAGGTAGACCATTTAATGAAATGGTTAAAAATATTAGAGGTCAAATCAATGGTGTTTACCAGAGATCAAATGAAACAGCTATAAACAGATTAACTGACTATATATCTAAAAATAGATATTCAGATAACGCAGAGATTATTGCAAGAGTCAAGAATGCTAGAGAGATACTTCATACTAAATATGCCTCAGATATTCTGGGAAATAATATGCGAAGATTTGCGAGTCAAATAGCACATGATAGTTTAATGCAATTTGATGGTCAGTTTACAATATACAAAGGTAAAGAAGCAGGGATTACTAAATTTCAATATGTAGGAACTAATATTGCTACTACTAGAGATTTCTGTAGAAGAAACTTAAATAGAGTTTTTACTGAAGAAGAAGCAAGATCTACATGGCAAAGCACATGGAGAGGTAAGTCTGGAACAGATCCATTTATCAACAGAGGAGGATATAGATGTAGGCACAGCTTTATTCTCTTTGATGATGATTGGGATAAATTTGTTGAATAATCTATAATTATTTTATACATCTAACATAATAAGGAGAATTTTATTATGTCTGACGAGAACAAAACGGAAACAATACAGGAAGAAACTAAACAAGAGGAAGTAGTAGAACAAGTAGAAGCTAAAGAGCCAAAAGAAGATAGCCAATCTTTAATTGATAAAACAATCAAGGATAGACTTCATAGACAAAAGAGAAGAACACTAGAAGATTTAGGTGTTACTGATATTGACGAGGCAAAAGAAATTATAGCTAGATCAAAAGAAGCAGAAGAAAAAAGAAAACTAGAAGCAGGTAAATTCGAAGAAGTAAGAGCATCTTTAGTTGATAATCACAAAAAAGAATTAAAAAAATTACAAGATGAACTGAGAGGTGAAAAGATTGATAAACAATTAATTCAATCTGCATCTGGTAATAGAGCAATCAATCCTAATCAAGTAAAAGATCTTTTAAAAGCTAATGTAAGATTAAATGAAGATGGCAATACAGAAGTGCTTGATAAAAATGGAACAACAAGATACAACAAAGAAGGAAAACCATTAAGCATAGATGATTATGTGAATGAGTTTATGACACAGAATGCACATTTCCAAGTTGCAACCCCTTCTGGGAGTGGAAGTGTAAGTAATGTGGGTAAGGTAAACGCACAGACCTTTAATTTGGCGGACTTAGACATGAATAATCCAGAAGATAGGCAGAAGTATGCTGAAATAAGAAAACAGCGAAATTCTAAACCTACTGTGATTAATCTTAACAAATAACCGCTATTTAAAGGAGATATAAAATGGCAGATGAAACAACAAGTAGTACGATATCGGAACTATATACCGAGATCGTAGCAGAAGCATTGTTCGTAGCAAACGAACAAAGTATTATGCGAAATCTAGTGCGTAATTACACTATTGCAGGCGGCGGAAAATCCGTAGAAGTACCAATCTATGGAGTAGTATCAGCGGCGGCAGTAAGTGAAGCGGCAGATTTATCAAACACAGCAGTAAACCCAACATCTAAAACTATCACAGCTTCAGAAGTTGGAATTATGACAACACTTACAGATCTAGCAAGAAACTCAGCATCAAGAAATGTTGGTGCAGATATTGGTAGACTATTCGGTGAAGCTATTGCAAAGAAAGTTGATACAGATTTATCAGCATTATTTACAGGCTTTTCTGGAGGTCAAGGATCAGCAGGTGGAGAATTAACCATTGATGAAATGTTCAAAGCAGTTGCAAAACTAAGAACTTCAAATGTTCCTGCACCTTATTATGGTGTATTTCATCCAAAGGTTATGTATCAGATCAAAAAACAACTAACAAACACATTTGTAGGTAGTGCAGGTAATATGCCAGATATGGGTAATGAAGCACTTAGACAAGGATTTGTTGGAACAATAGCAGGTGTTCAAATATTTGAATCATCTAATATTGCTGTTGATAGTTCAGATGACTCTATCGGTGCAATCTTCGCACAGGATGCTTTAGGTTTGGCTATGATGCAAGACCTTAAAGTTGAAATCCAACGGGATGCCTCCTTGAGATCTGATGAGGTGGTTGCCACCGCAGTATATGGAGTTTCAGAACTTCACGATAGCTATGGTATTAAATTAACTGCTGACTCAGCACTTTAATAATTAATAATTTAGGGGTGGGTTTTTCCACCCCTTATGGTAATAATAATTATGGCAACAACAGATTTTGGTGTAAACCTAGCAGAAGTTCAAAAATACCAACCAGATATTGCTTCATTCGGTATTACAGATTTTGATACTCAACTACAATTCGCAGAAGATGATGTCATTAGACAGATCCGTGAGGAATGGTGGGAGAGATATAGAAATACAGTCAGATATAAAGACATTACAAAGATCACATCATTAGAGTTAGTAAACTCTAAATTATTAGATGCACAATGGAAAAGGTGCGTAGTCTACAAAGCATTAGCAGAATATATCATGCCACAACTTACTAAATGGAAAACACCAGAAGGTGATAATGATGCGTTTCAAGTACAAATAGATTTTTACAGAGCAAGTTATGCAACTGAGTTTCAAGCTATTCTAAGAGATGGTGTAGAATATGATGAAGATGGTGATAGTACAGTATCTAATAGTGAGAAAGAGCCAATCCATCATTTGAGGTTAGTGAGGTAGATATGTGTCCTTGTGATGGTCAATGTTTATGTAAATAATGGTTGCTGAAGTAAAAATTACTAGCAATACAATCCAAATAGCAAACGAAATTAAAGGCATATCTAGAAAGATGTCTAGTGCCATTAAGAAGTCATTAGCAAATGTTTCTGCATTTGAAATCAAAGAAATTAGATCAAGAACTCAAAGCAAAGGTGTTGATGCCTTTGGCAGAAAGTTTAAACCTTATTCACCAAATTATAAAAGAGCAGGAGTGAAACAATCTGGAGTAGTTGATCTTACAGATACAGGGCAAATGTTTAGTTCTTTAACAAGTAAGATTAGTTCAAGTAAAGGTGTATTATTCTTTAGAAGAAATGCAGAAAATAAAAAAGCATCATTCCATGATCTGTTTGGTGTAGGTAAAAATAAAATTACTAGACAATTCTTTAGAATTAGTAAAGATGAACAAAAGAAAATTAGAACAATATTTAGCAAAGTATTAGCTAGGGAGTTAAAGCTGTGAGTGAAAGAGAAGATATTGCAAGTGATATAGTAACTAAACTGACAGCAGTTAGTTCACCTATTACATTTAAAAGAATTTCAAGAGAGCCATTTGAAGTAGAAGAATTATCTAATGCACAATTTCCTGCTGTATATGTAGCAACAAGTGATGAAGTAAGAGAAGATTTTAGCATGGGAAGTAATAGCACAGGGAAACGATCTGGTACTATTGATTTTGTTATTGTGGGTTATGTTAAAGGAAGTACAAGTAATATTGATACAGCTAGAAACCAATTAGTAGAAGTAGTAGAAGAAACATTAGATAATGATATTACTAGAAATAATAATGCTATTGATACACAGATTGTAGATGTATCAGCAGATGAAGGTGTTCTTTTTCCTATAGGTGCGGTGAGAATTGTGGTAAGAGTTTTATATGAATTTACAAGAGGTACAGCATAATGGCTAAAGATATAATAATGACTAAAGGGAGTGATATAGTTTGTATCAATCCTAATAGCCTTGATAAGTTTTTAAAACTAGGCTATGTTCAAGAAACTTCTAATGGTAGTAATAAAAAAGTTGAAATGAAACCAAAAGAAGATAAAAAAGAAATATATAAACCAAAAATTACAAAGGAGTAATATAAATGGCACATCATGGTAAAGAAGGTGTTGTAAAAGCAGGTAGCACAGTCATTGGTGCGGTCACAGGTTTTACAATAGATACAACAGCAGATGTTGTAGAAGATACAAGTCTTGGTAATTCTGCAAAAACATACTTAGCAGGAAGAACAGCATTTAGTGGATCAATAGATATGCACTATGACGAAGGTGATACAGCACAGGAAACTTTAGACTCTGGTGTAACAATAGCTTTCACATTATTACCAGAAGGAAACGCATCTGGAGATCAATCATTTGCAGGTAATGGTATTGTAACATCAATGTCAGTTGGTGTTAGCTTAGACGGAGTATCTACAAGAACTGTTGCTTTTCAAGGCACAGGTGCTTTAACTATCGGTACAGTTTAAGAACTAGATGACATCAGATAAAATTGACTTCTTTGAGGGAGTCAAAAGTCATTTTGAGGCTCTAGAAACCAAGATTATTGAAGTTCCAGAATGGGGATTAGTAGGTGATAAAGCTATCTACTCAAAACCCTTTAATATGTTAGAGAAATCTAAAATATTTAAAGGTGCTAGTGATAATGATCTTAGTGTTTTGATAGATGTTATTATTGAGAAGTCATTAAAAAAAGATGGTGAAAAAATGTTCAACATGGAACATAAACTTAAATTTAAAGTTAAAGCGGACACAGATATTATAGCAAGGGTTTCAAATGCAATCATGAGTACAGATGAAGAAATACCCGCTTTAAAAAAAAAATAAAAGATACACCAGAAATTTTCAATATCTTGGCAATCGCTGAGAAATTACACAAAACAGTTGCAGAAATATTGCAAATGTCTACTTTTGAGTTTATGTTGTGGTTATCGTACTTTGAATTACAACACGAAGAAAATGAAAGACAGCAACGCATAGCAAAGATGAAAAATGGCAGATAAAAACCTTAATATTAATATTATTGCTAAAGATAAAAGCAAACAAGCATTAGGGAAAGTACAAAGCAATCTTGATAAAACTAGATCAGCAGTTTTTAATTTAAAGACTGCTTTAATAGGTATTGGTGCAGGTGCTATTTTAAAATCATTTATAAGTGTAGGTGCTGAAGTTCAGAATTTACAAGTAAGATTTAAATTTCTTTTTGGATCTGCTGAAGAAGGTGCAAAGGCATTTGATAATTTATCTAAATTTGCAGGTACAGTACCATTTTCACTAGAAAATATTGCGGCGGCATCTGGTAATTTAGGTGTTGTAGCTAAAGATGCTAAAGACTTAACAAGAATATTAGAGATTACAGGTAATGTTGCGGCATTTACAGGTTTAGATTTTGAAACGACAGCTAGTCAAATTCAAAGGTCATTTGCAGGTGGTATAGCCGCCGCAGATATTTTTAGAGAAAAAGGTTTAAGATCAATTCTAGGATTTGAAGCAGGTGCGAAAGTTTCAGTTGAAGAAACAATAAAGGCTTTTGAAGATACTTTTGGTAAAGGTGGAAAGTTAGGAAATGTCACAGGTGATTTAGCTAATACTCTTGTAGGTCAAGCATCTATGGTGCAGGATAAATTTTTTAATTTCCAAAAAATAGTTTCAGATCAATTTATAGGATCTCTTACTTCTGAAATTAAACAGTTAAATACAATATTAGAAGATAATGAGAAAGTAGTTAATGATGTAGCAATAGCCATAGGAACAACACTTAAAAAATCATTAGAAACAGCACTTATAGCAGTACAATTACTTACTGAGGGTATTATTGCTTTAACAGAAACAAAACAAGCAATAGAAGAATTTTTACCATTTGGGCTTAAATTACAAGAGATTTTTCAAGCAAGATTTTTAACAGCATTTATTAGAAATTTAGATGAAGTCAATAATTCAATTAGCGAAGCAACTGAACAATTAAGATTATTCAGAGATGCCGAATTTTTAAGTAGAAAAGAACTTGAAAAATACAGAGAAGAATTAGCAAAAACAAATAGTGGTTTCAAAGAATTTGCAAAGAATGCTAAAGATACTATGGAATTAACTTCTACCTTTAAAATCACCCCTATTACTGAGGGTGAAGATATTTTTGAACAATTAAAAAATATAAGAGAGAAAACAGGAGTAGGACTAATAAATCAAATTAAAAGACAAAGAAAACAAGAATTAATAATTCTTGAAGAAGCAAATAAATTAAACTTGTTATCAGAAGAAGAATATTTAAAACAAAAAGAAAAGTTAAATGAAATGTTTGAAAAAAGACTTATTCAAGCAAAAGAGAATGAGGTTTCAAATAGAATAAGATTAGAACAACAAGCACAAAAGGAAATCATTTCTTTAACAGGAAACGCACTTAAAGATTTATCACAAATAAATTTAACAGCATTTAGAGCCTATCAAGCATTTCAAATAGGACAAGCTATAATTAATGCTCATGCGACAGCATCAAGAGTATTTGCACAATATGCAGGTCTATTTCCTTTAAATTATGGATTAGCGGCGGCGGCATATGCGGCAGGTGCGGCTAGGGTTGCGGCTATAAGAAATGCACCTGCACCAAGACAAACAGGGGGTGCGGTTGTAGCAGGTCAGCAATATATGGTGGGTGAGGCAGGTAAAGAATTATTCCGACCTAGTACAAATGGAACTATTGTACCAAACGATCAATTAGGTGGTGGATCTACAACTGTAAACTTTAATATTACAACAGTAGATGCAAAAGGATTTAATGAATTACTAACTAACAGTAGAGGAACAATAGTAGGTATGATTAATAGTGCTGTTAATGAACAAGGAAGGGCTAGTCTAGTATGAGTGGTGCTTTACCCAACACAGATTTCACAGCTATAAATATTAAAAGTGAACAGAAAACTCTTATGTCTACTACTGATAGTGGGAAAACATTTAGAAGGCAAGTAGATGGTCAAAGGTTTAAATTTACTTGTAGTTATAAAACACAACCAAGATTGGCTTTTCAATCAATCATGGCTTTTATAATGAAACAAAGATCAAGCAAGGAAGATTTTACAATTACATTTCCTAATTACCTAAATGCTAAAGGAAATGAGTCTGGAACAGTATTAGTAAACAATGCACATACTGTAGGAGATACCACGATTACTATGGATGGGTTTCATGCAGATGGAACTCATAGATTTCGTGCAGGAGATTTTATTAAATTTGCTAATCATACTAAAGTATACATGGTGGTTGCAGATGTAACTTCTAGTAGTAATGCCGCTACTGTTACTATAGAGCCTCCATTAGTTTCAGCATTAGCAAATGATGAAGGTGTAGCTTATGATGATGTTGCCTTTACAGTTCATTTAGTTAGCGATTTACAAGAATTCCCTGCTAATAATGCAGATGGAGATGGAGAGCCTTTATTTAATTTTGAATTTGATGTCTGTGAAAGTTTATAATGGCAAGAGGATTAACGAGTGCAGTTAAAACAGAACTTGCAACAGGAAATATAAGACCTGTTCATTTAGTTCATATAGGCTTTCCAACAATAGTATACCTTACAGATTGTAGTTTTGATTTAACTTCTGATGTTTCTGGTAGTTCTTTAACATATACTGCATCTGGTCATTTATTAAGTATTGCAGGAGTCAATGAAGCTAGTTCACCTGCTAAGAACTCTTTACAAATAAATCTATCTGGTGTTGAACAAACATATGTATCAGTAGTTTTAAACAACAATGTAATTGGTGATGTAGTTAAGATTTATAGAGGTTTCCTTAATAGTTCTAATGCTCTAATAGCTGATCCTTTTTTAATCTATTATGGAACGATTGATGAAGCTAATATTATAGATGATGGAAACACCGCAACAGTCAAATTAAATATCACTTCACATTGGGGGAACTTTGAAAAAGTATCTGGAAGAACTACAAGTGATAATTCACAACAAAGATTTTTTAGTGGTGATAAAGGTATGGAGTTTGCGGCACTAACAGTCAAAGATATTAAATGGGGTAGAACATAATGGGTTTCTTTAGTGATTTTTTTGATTTTGTTGGTGAGATATTTGAAGAAGTTATTTCTTGGATTATTCCAATTCCAGAAGTTCCAGACTTTGGAGATTTACAACCAGATAAAAATGCACAAGGTGTTTTACTAAATAAATTTCAATCAAATGCTTCTATACCTATCATTTATGGCACACGAAAAGTTGGAGGGAATGTAGTCTTTCTTGAAACATCTGGTGCTGATAATGCTTATCTCTATATGGTTTTAGTTTTAAGTGAAGGTGAGATAGATGATATTACTACAATATTTATTAATGATAGTGCTGTTACTTGGTCTGGTGATTTATCCGATAATACAGAAAGAACAGTAGCGAGTAATGATGCTAATTATTTTAAAGATAGTGCAAGTTTAATTACAGTAAGACCTCACTATGGTGCAGACGATCAAACACAAGATAGTTTAGTTGGTGGTTTAACTTCATGGACTTCAAACCACAGATTGAGAGGACTAGCATATTTATCTTTAAAATTTACATGGAATCAAGATGCTTTTGGAAGTATCCCAACAGTTCAAGCATTAGTAAAAGGAAGAAAAGTTTATAATCCTAATTTAGACGGAACAAAAACAGGTGGCACAGGAAGTCATAGAGAAGATACAAGTTCTACATGGGAATATTCAGATAACCCTATTTATTGTTTATTAGATTATTTAAGAAATAGTAGATATGGCATGGGTATATCTAATGAATACTTTGATACTAATTATGCAGATTGGCAAACAGCAGGTGATGTCTGTGATGCAAATATAACTCCCTATTCTGGTGCAAGTCAAATTGATCTCATGGATTGTAATGCAGTTATAGATAGTTCTAGAAAAATTATTGATAATGTAAAAACATTTTTAGGTGGTGCTAGATCATTCTTAAATTTTACAGCAGGTAAATATAAAGTTGTTACTGAAACATCTGGAAGTGCCGCAATAACATTAACAGAAGATAATATCATAGGTGGTATAAATGTTTCAAGTGCAAGTAAGAACTCTAGATATAATAGAGTTATTGTTAATTTTATTAATCCAGATAAGAATTTTCAATCAGATGAAGCACAATATCCACCTGCTGATGATAGTAACGAAGCAAGTGCAGATAGACATGCAACATTATTAACTGCTGATGGTGGTATATTATTAGAAGGTAGATTTGATTTTCCTACAATCACTAGCCCATATCAAGCACAAGAATTAGCTGAAATTATATTAAGAAAAAGTAGATCAATCCTTAATGTTAGTGTAACCGCAGATGCAACAGCTTTAGATTTAGCAGTAGGAGATATTGTTAATATTACTCATGCAACACCTGCTTTTAGTGCAAAAGCATTTAGAGTTATGTCTTTAAGTATAAAAAAAGATATGCAAGTAAGTCTAGGTTTGACAGAACATCAAGATAGTTTCTATACATTTGGAACACAACAAGAAGTAGCAACAATTCCAGATACTACTTTACCAAACCCATTTTCTGTTTCTGCACCTACTTCTATTACATTAACAGATGAATTAGTGGAGTATTCTGAGGGTGTTGTTTTAACAAGATTAAATATTGTAGTTGGTGCTAGTGCAGATCAATTCGTATCTCAATATCAAGTTGAAGTAAAATTAAGTACAGAAAGTAATTTTAAAATATTAGCTGTGGGATCAGATTTAAATTATGAAATGTTGAATGTTATTGATGGAAGCACATACAATGTAAGAGTAAAAGCTATTAATTCATTAGGTGTTAATTCTTCATACACAAGTGCTGATAGATTAATAATTGGTGCAACACTACCACCTTCTGATGTAAAAAACTTTAGTGTTAATATGCTAGGTAATTCTCAAATGCAATTAAATTGGGATGCTAATACTGATCTTGATGTATCTTTCTATGAGATCAGATACCAAAATGTAACTTCTAATGCACAATGGAATAAATCAGTAAATTGGCTTCAAGTACCTAGAACATCTGGTACTTCAATTACAACTAATATAAGAAGTGGTGCTTTTTGTATCAAAGCTGTAGATAAACTTGGAAACGAAAGTAATAATGAAACAATAATATTTTCTAATATTGCAGAAATTACAGAGGGTTTTAAAGCAATCCAAACACTTACAGAAGATATTACAGCAGGTACATTTGATGCTGATGTAGCATTGACAGATAGTAGTGGCACTAATTCAATAGTTTTAGATACCAAAAATGATTTTGAAGATTTAACAGGTAACTTTGATAGTGCATCTGGTGATTTTGATTTAGGTGGTGCAGATGATAATATTGATGATGAGGGTTTTTATACTCTTAATCAAAGTCTATCTTTATCAGCTATTTATGATGTTTCGTTTATCAAGAGTATTACTATTGACCAAATAGAAGATCCATATGATTTATTTGATAGTGGAAGGGGTTTTACTTTATTTCAAGATGCACCTGCTCCGTTTGATGGTAATGATCCTACCAATGCCACAGCACAATTACAGATAGCAAGTTCAACCACATCATTAGATAATGCTACTGAATTTCAACCAATGAATACATCTACTACTTTTAAAGGTAGATATTTTAAATTTAAATTAAGACTTGCTAATAAGAACAATAAAACTAGAGCATTTGTATCTGGTATCTCTATTGATGTAAAAATGCAGAAAAGAACTGAAACAGGAGAAGATCAAGCTAGTGGAACATCTACAAAGACAATAACATTTACTAATCCATTCTTTGCAATACCTAGTATTGGTATAGCCGCACAGAATATGGCAACAGGAGATTTTTATTCTATAAGTAATAAGGCAATTAGTGGATTTGATATTGTATTTAAAAATTCAAGTGGTACTAATATAAACAGAACTTTCGATTTTGTTGCTATAGGTCATGGGTTGAAAAGTTCATCATAATGAGGTAAAGAATTAAATATGAGTCAAGTATCAGATGTTTCCATAGCTAATCAAGGTTTCTCAGCTTTTAGAACTGAATTAAATAATATTTTGGGTGCATTGAATTCAATGCATTCTGGAACATCAAGACCATCTTCAGCAACCACAGGCACAATGTGGCTAGATACAACCAATTCTGGCAGTAATTCTTTAGGAATAAAGTTCTTTGATGGATCTGATGATATATCAGTAGCCACAATAGATACTTCAGCAAATACTATTAATTTTATAGATAGTGTAGTTACAGGATTTGATATTGTAGGTGATACTTCACCTCAACTTGGTGGTGATTTAGATACTAATAGCTTTAATATTGGTATTGATGACGCACACTTTATTAAAGATGAAAATAACAACGAACAACTTATATTCCAAACCACAGCTTCAGCAGTTAATGAATTAGAGATAACAAATGCCGCAACAGGAAACGCACCTTCATTGGGTGCTAGTGGTGAAACAAATGTAGATTTAAAATTATTACCTAAAGGAACAGGTGGTGTTATTTTTGGAACGGGTAGTGCTAATGCAGTTCTTACAAGTAATGGCACACACAATTTAATTTTTAATACTAATTCTGGTACAAATTCATCAAGCCTTGCTATAACAGATGGTGCTAATGGTGATGTTTCTTTTACTGCAAATGGTACAGGTAAATTCGTATTTAATGACTCAGCATACTTTCCAGAGGTAGATTTAACAGATGCATCTACTATTGCATGGGATGTTCAAGCCGCACCTGTAGCAAAAGTAACTCTGGGTGCTAGTAGAACTCTTGGTGCAGGAACAAATGCAGTAGCAGGTCAATTTGTTAGTTTATTAGTTATTCAAGATGGTACAGGATCAAGAACATTAAGTTTCAATGCAGTATATGAATTTTCGGCAGATACAGCGCCGACACTAACAACCACAGCCGCCAAAGGAGATTTATTTGTCTTTAGATACAATGGTGCTAAATTTTTAGAAGTAGGAAGGAACTTAAACTTAACTTTATCATAATATGTTTGCACAAGTAATAGATGGATCAATAGTTTCATATCCCAAAGGAAACAAAGGAATTTTAATTGATGATGTTCAACATCCTAGAAGTATTTATACATTATGGACAGAAGCAGAAAGAAATGCCATTGGTATTTATACTGTAGAGTTAGATGCAACAAATAGAAAAGATGAAAAGTTTTATATTAATACAGGTGTAACTTATGCATTTGGTAGTGGTAAAGTAACAGGAACTTATGGAACTGCTACAGCTAAAAGACTAAATGATGAAAACGCAGTAGATGATGATGGCGATCCCATACTTGATGCTGATGGAGTTCAAGTTGTTAATTATGGACTCAAAACTAATTATAAAAATAAATTCAATGCACAAGCAAAAGGTTTATTAGAGAAAACTGATTGGTATGTCATCAAAGCAACTGATGTAGAAAGCTATTCTGTACCAAGCAATATTGCAACATATAGAGCCGCAGTAAGAACAAAAGTCAATGCTATGGAAACATCTATAGATGGATGTGCCAATGTAGAAGCACTAATAACTTTACTAACCTACACTACAGACAGTGAGGGAGTTACATCAAGACCACTAGGTGAGTTTCCAGACGAGGTAGTATAGATGGTTGCTATACTTGGTGCTAATAGTGTATCTGGTGGATATGAAGTAAGTAATTCTCTAAGATTTAATGATGATGATAGTGCAAGACTATCAAGAACACCAAGTAGTGAAGGAAATAGGAAAACTTGGTCTTATAGCACTTGGTTTAAAAGAGGAAATCTTAAAAGTAGTGGCTCTATGAATTTTATAAGTGCGGGTGCGCAAAGTGGAACAAATGGTACTTGTATTCAAACTAATAATGACAGTTTAAGATTTATACATGATGATGGAACACCTTTTTTTACATTTGACTCTTCACAAGTTTTAAGAGATGTTTCAGCATGGTATCATTTACTGGTCACTTGTGACACCACAGATGGAACTGCTGGTGACAGAATAAAATTTTATTTAAATGGTAATAACATAACTTCTAATATGTCATACACAAATGGCTCTGCACCAAGTCAAAATAGTGATTTAAGAATTAATGATGATGGTGCACATAATATTGGTGCAAGAAGTCATCATAATGATAATTTTTTTGATGGCTATATGGCAGAAACACATTTAATTGATGGAACAGTAAAAGCACCTACTGACTTTGGAGAGTTTGATGGTAATGGAGTTTGGGTTCCAATTAAATATACAGGAAGCTATGGCACTAATGGTTTCTTCTTAAATTTTACAGAAGGACAAATAGGAAATCCTGGAGAAGAAGCAGTTGGTAATATTGGTGCAGATTATAGTGGTAATGGAAATCATTTTGCTAGTACTAATATAGCTTCTATAGACCAAACCACAGATACTTGTACTAATAATTTTGCTACTATGAATCCTTTAGATAATTTTTATTCCGCATTTACGTTTAGTGAAGGTAATTGTAAGTTTTTAACAGAC